ATGTATGAAAATAAATTGAGTCAATTTATTGTAGATTATATTGAAAGTATTAAACGGTTAAAGCTGGCGGTTTTTGATAAAAATGAGGAAAAGAAACTGGCAAAGCTAACCGCTATGGAGGATATTACGCTAGTTAAGCAAGAGTTAGCTGAAAAGCGCAAGAAACAAGAAGAGTTGTATGAAGTTAGAAATTGGCTGAATAATGCTGCAAACCATGCAAAAAAAATCAGTCGAGCGACACATGTTCCGAAATATACTCATAGTAATGCAAAAGGAAGTAGTATTTTTTCAGTATTGCCAAATGCAAGAGAAAATACTCAGTATCTTTCTACTTCTGCCTTGTATAAACCAGCAATCGACATAGTAGCGAATGCGGAATATCTTAATGTCGTAAAATTTCTGCAAACAGAATACCAAGAAGATTCATTGTTGAAGTGCTTGAATAGGGGGGATTATTCGGCATTGGCTGAATTGGCGGAAAATGAACAGCAACTTGAACAGTGGGTAAGTGGATTTCGGCAAGCTCTGGCAGATGAAACGCTTTCCTCTCATAAACTAGCAAAACAGCTTTATTTCCCGGTAAATAGTGAATGTGACGAATATCATTTATTAGGTCCGCTATTTTCATCATCTTTGGCAGACGCTATGTATCAGCGTATCATTAAAACTCGCTTTGGTGAATTATCCAAGGAAATTAATAAAGCCAAAAAAGAGGAAAGTTGGCATCCAGGAACCAGAGTGATTTACCCCAATACTGTAGTACAAAAATTTGGTGGTGCTAAGCCACAAAATATCTCTTATCTTAACAGTGTACGACGTGGGAATATTTGGCTTTTATCTTGTGCTTCGCCCAATTGGCTAAATATTACCAGACCTCCTATGGAGCGAAAGTCTATTTTTGAACGGCGTAGTGAGTTTGTCTCATTAGTTCGTGAAACTACCCGAAAAATGCAGAAATATTTATTTGTTGTTCAAAATATCGAAAATAATAGAAAGATTAGAAAACTTCGTCAAGAATTTGTCGATCAAGTTATTGATATTTTATTTAACTATGTTGCTGGTATACAAAATCTGTTTGAAATTAAAGGCTGGAGTGCCAGTGATGATTGTGAGTTAAAACGAGCTCAACAGCTTTGGCTTGATCCTTATCGTTGTCAACTGGATAAAGAGTTCCGATCTGAACGTGAAAGAGGTGACTGGCAAAAAGAAATAGTCGCCGATTTTAGTTACTGGTTGAATCAGAATTTAAAGCATGAACGGTTAGAAATGGAATTATCTGAGTGTCATGAATGGGCCTCTGTGTTTAAAAAACGCCTACGTGAATTTGAAGATGAATTACCAGAAGTACCGTTATGAGTTATTTGATTGTTTTACTCTGTGTTAAAACATGATGATTCTCAGGTAGCAGTGATTGATGCTTGGTTTGATTTTTTTACTATTAATATGTGGGCGTATTCCTACACAAGAGAATAAGCAACCTGAAATTGGTGATCCGGAATATTGGGAATATGTTCTCAAACCAGATTCTGGATATTTAGTTCCTCTACTGACAGGTTATCAGGCAATATTGCCGTTATACTCTGCTGAGCAAGTGGAGAAAACTCGAGATCTCAATATCCCATATTGCTTTGTAGAAGCAATCTATGGGGTAGGTGAATGGAAAAGCCCGCACCGTATTAATGATATTCTGTTGTTTGTCAAACAAGGGCTAATAGAAGACAACTCAACGTTAGACGTTTTCAGCTCTTATGGATTAAGTTCATCCGCTACCGTTCCTTTGGTTTTGACCCTTTTTTAGCGACTAATTATAACTTATTGATTTTATTAAGGGATTGGCCACTGCTAATAAAAAGGGTTTTTTCCGCTTTTTATAACTATGTTTTTAATAATCAGTAGGTTATAATTGTTTCCTAACTGTTCACTGCCGCACAGGCAGCTTAGAAACGGATAGCCAGGGCTATTACGACACAACACACGTTCACTGCCGCACAGGCAGCTTAGAAACAGACAAATTCTGGGTTATTGTATTGATTAACGTTCACTGCCGCACAGGCAGCTTAGAAATTCAAACGTCCCTGCTTGCGTTCCAGCATCTGGTTCACTGCCGCACAGGCAGCTTAGAAAACTTGCAGATTGTCCAAATAAAATGTTGATCGGTTCACTGCCGCACAGGCAGCTTAGAAAAGCTTGATCTACGTAGTACTTATTGTAATGAAAGTTCACTGCCGCACAGGCAGCTTAGAAAACAAAAGCTGCCGCTGAAGCTGCTCAGGTCATGTTCACTGCCGCACAGGCAGCTTAGAAATTAGTTTTGCGTTCCATTGCGTTTTCCATACGGTTCACTGCCGCACAGGCAGCTTAGAAAGCACTGCGTAAAGCATCAAACAATGAGTCATTGTTCACTGCCGCACAGGCAGCTTAGAAATTAGTTTTGCGTTCCATTGCGTTTTCCATACGGTTCACTGCCGCACAGGCAGCTTAGAAAGCACTGCGTAAAGCATCAAACAATGAGTCATTGTTCACTGCCGCACAGGCAGCTTAGAAATTAGCAATGTTCAAGCAATCATCGTACATCTTGTTCACTGCCGCACAGGCAGCTTAGAAATCTCACCCTAGCTGTACTGTTCCCTAAAACACGTTCACTGCCGCACAGGCAGCTTAGAAAGATTGATCCCCACGGCGCGACGAATCTGTCTCGTTCACTGCCGCACAGGCAGCTTAGAAAATACACTGATATTCCACTCGGCACACTGGCAGGTTCACTGCCGCACAGGCAGCTTAGAAATCTCTCAAGGCGAGACAAGTTACCGACATCGCGTTCACTGCCGCACAGGCAGCTTAGAAAGTTCAGGCGCATCGAATTGCGCAAATCAGTCAGTTCACTGCCGCACAGGCAGCTTAGAAACTGATGTTTCCACTCTGACGGGGCTATCAACACGTTCACTGCCGCACAGGCAGCTTAGAAAAGGGTACATAATCGGAATACGTGCCCCGTTTTGTTCACTGCCGCACAGGCAGCTTAGAAAAAGTACGAATTTCTGCACATCAATGACGACAGCATTTGCCGTTTTTTCAATGAAATAAGAAAGTCTTATCCTGACTATCATCAAAAAATTCATCTTATTGTGGATGGGGCGGGTTACAACAAAGCGCATCTGGTGAAGGACTGGGCTTATATCAGCAATATTGAGTTACATTACCTTCCTCCCTACAGCCCCAATTTAAACCCGATAGAGCGATTATGGAAGGTCATGAATGAACAGGTTCGAAATAACCGTTATTTCGCTAATAAACAGGAATTTCGAGACAAAGTGTTCAAATTTTTCACCACAACGCTACCGGATATAGCGGACTCGCTGACATCGAGAATTAATGACCATTTTCAGGTGCTAAAAACTGCATCTTGAAGTTTCTTGGGTATAGATATAAAGACACATAGATTGTATGTCTAGTTATTTGAGAGAACATAATTCTTGTTTAACTTTTTCATCCAATCTTGGGTTTTTAATAACAACTCGCCCACCAGAGTTAATTTTATCTGCCCATTCTGCAACTTTTTTAGTGAATTGATGTTCCCAATTATTATCATTTCCAAATAAAAATATGTCATAAGAAGTTAACTCGTTTTCTTCCTTACTTGAGAAACTTCAAAATTTCTTTTATGTAACTTTCATCTGAAGGGTGAGGAAGAGATCTGGATGGATATAAACTATTAAATTTTCCTAGTGCTCTGTTTAAGATAGGTTTCATATGTTGCTCTTTATCAAGAAAAAAGTAATTTTATATTTTACCAAGTATTGTACTAATCCAACATAATATTGATATTACACCATAAAAACAGTATTCAAGATAGTTGTTCATTATTTTAACAGTTTAAATAGCGATTACAATAAATCTTAAATAAGATTGGGGTAGCAACTCCCTTGTAGAGCGGAGCAGGGTAACCACGAGAACGTTTTTAGAACAATATCAAGACAAAAAACATACAAATAGTTTGAGAATGATATTGCTGGGCTTTATATTGATATCGCCGCCACCAGTTTGACCAATATAAAATCTGTTTTAGAGTTTCTCCTACCTTTCCCATCAGTTTTGACAACAACTTACACAGTTCCGATACACTCAGGGCTACCCGCCCCTCAGGCGTTTTTTCTCCTATATCCATAAAACCGGCAGAACTGCATGAGCCAATTAATGATAGGCAACTCAACTCACGCAGACTCTATCCTGTATCGTCTGGTTCACAGCAGTATCAAGATAGAACTTAAAGGCGAATCTATGCGAAAATATAAAGCGCGTTGACCGATGGAGATCAGTAAAGTTAAATTAAAAACGGTTCTGTGAAAGTGATATGAACTGATTTCCATCAATGTTATAAGGTGATCTCTATGATGGTAATATGTACTGACATCTAATAATCCTCGTGAAGTTCAATATATAGAGTTATAGTTACAGCTGTAGACCCTTGGTAAAGGGTCTACAGCAAATTATCTAAAAGTTGTTCGATATTACAGAGAAGATACCTTTTTTCTCAATGTAGAAACCCAATTCATCATATGGGTTTCCATAAGCTGATGCTGATAACCAGTTAAGACTTGTAATTAAAATATGATCATTATCCCAAGATAGTATCTTTGCATGAGAAATAGGATCTTTCTTTTTTTCTAAAGCAATTCCATTTGTTCTTAGTGAATTTCTTATTTCTTCAAGTTGCTGAGTATTTATTCCTCCACTAAGAGATGAATAACTTTTGCATGTGAGCCAGTTGGATCTGAATGTATAGTGAAAAGTGAAGTTAGGCCAAGCTTTACTATTTCTTCTCTATAAACAGAAAGTCCACTAAGAAATTGATTATAACTTCCTATATTTCTCTCATCGTCAGGTTCTTCTTGTCCCCATAGTATATCAACTTGTACACCTCTTTGAGCAGAATAAACTAATTTTTGAAAAATCATTTGAAAGTTCTTTAACTGTATAAAGGTCGAGTGTATGATAATTCTGCTTATAGCATTATCGAACATATCTATCAAATGATCACGATGGCTTTCTGCTCCGGATATTATACTAAATTCACTTTCATCAATGAAATGCTCTTCAAATCGATTCTCATGGGGTTCGGTATTATATTTACTTAACTTTGAGATATTATTGGAAAAAACTTTTTGTTTTGATTCATCCAATGAAGCTATTATATCTTTTGCAATAATTTCTTCATTATTTACTAGAAGGTGTGATTGCGGGGAAGTAATTACATTCATTAATTCGACATGATTTTCGAGCATGTCCAAAGTATTAGCATGTCTTGTGATTTGTCGTAATGTTCCTTCAAGGGAATCAGGGACAATGAAAAACTCTTTCCATTCCGGAAGTGGTTTTTTTGATATAAAACTGTAAATATCTTGTTTGTTAGCGTCATTTTCATAGCCATAAAACTCTAAAAGAATTTCATCATCGACTTTACTGAAGTCTTTGTTATTCACAAGACTCCAGGATAGTTTGTCATTATTGTCACTACTGTTTATAATTTTCTCAAGCCTTACTGAAGGCGATTCTATACCAAGTGATTTTGATAATTCTTCAGTTGCTTCATCGTGCCTTGGCACAAATTTTAAAATCCATGAGCTAACATTATCTGGCTCACTGTCTTCACTAATGTTGTCCACAGGGAAAATCTCGGCCTTGGCATATGCGATATTAGCAATATGTACGGCTGTTAATCCTTCTAATAATTTTAGATGATTTTCATTCCTTTTGTTCTTGTCTTTACCTGTTTCTGCGAATACAAGATTCCATGGTATTAAATTTAGTGAGTCATCATTATTACTTAAGAATTTTCTAGCTTCATAGTGAGTAAAGCAAGAAATGTTATTGCTATTGATTTCAATATAATTTTCTTTATTGAAAAATCTAGCTGGCAGCTCTAAATATGCATATTGAGAATATCCTAATTCCCATGTTTTATCTTTAGTTCGATGATCTGGTTGGAATGGAGTGAGAACATAACAGAGTTCTTTTCCCTTCAATATTACTTCGTGTAGGTTCGTTTCTAAAGTATTTACAAATAACACAGGTGAATCAGATAGATCATCACACACAAAATCCTTTATTATTTCAGAGTCATCTCTTGAGATTGTGAAATTATTTTTATCATAGAATGTCTTTTGTATGCAGTGAAACAAATCTTTTTTTTCTTTGTTATTATTTGTTTGCTCATATTTAGTATTTATTGCTACTCCATGTATATTTTTTGTTTTTTTATAAAATTCGGTAAGCTCATTAATTATACGATCAATAGAATGTAGAATTTCTTTTTCACTAAGAAGTTCTTTAATAGCATTTTGTTGTATAGGTTGGATACCCAAAAGACTTCGAATTATTGTTACTTCACTTATTGTTAAATCGTGATTGGATATGAAGTGTTCTGCCGAGAAACTAAGATTTTTGATCTGACTTAAATCTATTTTTAGAAATTTTGATATCAATATTCCCAAGTCGATCCAGTCTGTAGCAAAAGTTGATATTTTTCTTTGCTCACCTACTGGTTTTATTTTAGAAGTGGTGAGAGTTGGCATCCGTATTGACCACTCAAAACCGGTTAGTTGAAAATCATTATAATCATCATATTCATATTCATATTCATATGTAAGAATCGAGTTTTCATCTAAATGACGATGCAATAATCCTTGCGCGTGAAGTAAACCGATAGCATTTGTAATTCTACATATATTTTTCCAGAATCTTATTCTAACCGTTGGATCTTTTAATCGAGTCAACCAGTGACTATTTCTGGAAGGGATGATGTTTTTCTATTGAGCAAATAAGATGCCGGAACTCTTCCGTCAGAGTTCAGAACAAGATAGAAGCCTTCATTCGTTTTTAACGGAAATGGGAAAACGGGAAGGAATAACAAACAATGAATTCATTATGTCTATTGTAAGTGGATGGGGGTTTAAAGAACACGAGTTTAATAAAGAAAACCTGGATTCATTATTAGATAATTATCCCCAAGCTTTTGAAGCAATAATAACCACATATTGTAATTCTCTTGGTTTATTTAGAGAAAAAAAACTAATTGCAGTTGCGCGAGCATTATATACAAAACCTCCATCTGAATTTGAATTAGAAATGCTGGGTGATATCGCTGATGATGTTGAAGTTTTGCCGGATGTATGGGAGTCATTTTTAACATTTCAAGCCATGTCTACGCAATGGAGAATGGGCGCTGCGGGTGCAACGGGACTTGATTACAATGTTTTACATTCAGTCATGGATTTAATTGGTGTAAATGACCGCGCAACTGTGTTTAATGATATTAGAGTGATGGAGCGTGAAGCTCTGATAATCATGCATTCAGAAAATAGTTAATGAGCCTCGGTATTCACTGAGGCTTTCTTTTATGTGCTTCACACGCACGAATCAGATAAAACCCAGAACCTTTTCACAAATGCACCCTTGAGGACTCTGCCAGTGGTTGGCTGCCTTCTGGGGCTGGTATTCCTGTGTGACAAGGGTTATCCCATTCGTTTTAATGATGAGGGATGGATTAATGCAACGCTAGCAGCAGACAAATTTGAGAAATATCCCAATGATTGGCTAAGACTTCCTGAAACATCATCGTATATTCAAGCGCTTGAACGTAGATACGGGAAAATCCCGTATGTAAAAACAAGCAGGGCAAGAAAGGATAGAGGTGGCGGAACGTGGCTTCATCCGCGCGGATTGTCGAACAGATGGAATATTTGGGCGTGGTAACCATCCTAGGAGTAAATGGAAATAGAGAAGTATTGGGGCCGCCAGTTGATATTCGTCCGTATGAAGAAAAATCAGATGAAGTGAAAATATCACCGTTTGAACATGAACGTATGCTTGAAGCAATAACAAGTAAGAAAATTGTCATATGGTTAATGGATACAGGTAAATATAGTGAAGATGGAACGAAAATCCTCATAGTTAATTCATTTTCACCGTTTGAATATTTAGCAAATAAGCAGAAAAGGGACAAGGAGTTAAATAATGATATAAATGGTGATCTTCTGCGGGGCTATCGATTTACAGCAACCATGCAGGTTAGAACCCCTTTAAAGGTACTTACTCAGCATGGAAGGATAGAGTGTAAGGCGGCGCATAAATTGCCTAAAATAGTTAAGGAGGACTGGCAGGGGATATGGGCTCCAGAGGCCAAGAAATGGAAAGATATAGGGATAGATATGCCTGAAATGCCCGAGGAACTATGGCATCCCAAGTTGGACAAATCCCAAGGGACGGGGGAGATTACTTAAGATTTCTTATTTATGTTAACAACATTAAGGAATCGAAGGCCAGTCGAGAAGAAAAATATCAGTATATTCAGCTAGGGCGTCATATGTATGGGCAAGATGGAATGCCTTTTGCTGAACATATTGATCAAGTAACGTTCTGGTAATGCAATCCACATGATGTACTGTGACGCCAAAGCTTGGGCGGTGCCTTGCACTTGTGATTGTAGATTAAGCCGTCCTTGGCTTGGTGGGGGTTAGAATGGGCAGTTAGAGATTCTCAGGCTGTGCAATACCAGCCAATTATCCAGTTGAATTTGTTTAATCTGAATGTGCTCGGTCGCTTTTTCCAAGATTCGTCTTGCATTGTTGGCGCACCTGATGGAATTGCGGGGATACTCATAATATGTTGCAGTAATATCACAGAAATGAATTATCTATTTTAATTTAAAGTAGAAATTATTTCGTTAATTAATCAATTTTAATTTCATAGCCTAGATTCACGCGGAAAGCCCTATGCAACTTTTGCATCGGGGCTTTTGCGCATGGATTTTTCTAAATTTCATCTAATCAACAAAAGAAAAAAGCCAGTATTTTCGCTACTGGCTTTTTATGGAACCTTGTTAAGGGGAAAATAAATATGTTTGATGTGAATGTAGCAAATCAGGGATCAGTTGTCACGTGTCAAGGTGTAAATATGCCTGTGATTACCTATCAAGATAAGCGTGTCATTACTACTGAGCTTTTAGCTAAAGGGTATGGTACGAATACCAAACATATTCAGCAAAACTTCACTAGAAACGAAGATCGATTCATTGAGGGTAAACATTATTTTCGTTTGGAAGGTGAGGAGTTAAAGGTATTTAAGAACTTACCTTCTTTAAGAGGAGTAGTTGATAAAAGGGCACCAAAGTTGGTTTTATGGACCGAAAGAGATGCATCACGCCACGCTAAGATGCTTGAAACCGATCAGGCTTGGGATTATTACGAGCTTCTGGAAGAAACCTATTTCCGTGTCCGTAGTGAAATGCCTCAGATGAGATTACCCAATAATTACATTGAGGCACTGGAATCTCTTTTGGAATCAGAAAAAGAGAAAGCTGTTATCACGGCGGAACGTGATAAGGCCATCGAAACAAAAGCATGGATTGGTCATAAGAGAGAGGCGACGGCAATGGCTACTGCGTCGGCTGCGGTTCGGGAACGAAATAAGCTGGCTGATCTTTTAGGTCAAAGTAAAAATCAGGCAACCATTTTAACAGTTGAAAGAATCACTAAGCGAAAATTTAAGTGGCAATCTCTTAAAAATGGTGTGAGGAAAATAAAGTTGAGCCCAATATAGTGCCTGATGATCGTTACGGTACTGTGAAATCATGGCCTGCCGAAGCTTGGTTGGCGGTGCATGATGTTGATTTATCTAAATTGTTCTCATAACCATTATCCAGCCACATAACCCTAGCGCAAGGATGGCAAATTTAAAATATACCCACATGATATATAATGCTATATGTGCGCCATTGACTTATCCCAACAAAGCGTATATTATCACCAAAATGTACACCAATGGCGCACTAAGACATGATATTTATTGAAACCCATATCTTCACTGAAGATTGTAAAGAGTTGTTAAGTGACGATGAATATCGTGAATTTCAGCAATATCTCGCAGACAATCCTATTGCTGGTGATGTTATCCAACACACTGGTGGCTTACGTAAAGTCAGATGGGCATCTAGGGGTAAAGGTAAGCGGAGTGGTGTGCGTATTATTTATTACTATAAAGTAGATGTCTCACACATCAGACTGTTACTGATTTACAAAAAAGGTATCAAGGATGACCTTAGTGAATCAGAAAAGAAAGTCTTGAGAGCACTAAATGAGGGGTGGTAACAATGGATAGTAAGTTATTTTCCAGGCTAACTGAAAGCATGACACAGATGAACGAAATTATTAATGGCGAGCGTGCTGCCTCTCGTGAAACTCACGTTGAAGCAGTAAAAGTAAAGAATATTCGCCAGGCAACGGGTTTAACTCAGACTGGTTTTGCTAAGTTAATTTCCGTTAATGTAGGAACTCTGCGAAACTGGGAACAGGGAAGGCGTGAGCCAACCGGACCAGCAAAAGCCCTGTTGAAGGCAATAGAGAAAGATCCGGTTCATGTTTTAAAGGCGTTATCTATGTAAATAGAGCGCATAGGAATTCCTCAGCCTCGTTTCAGCGAGGCTTTTTTACTTAAAATCCACCACACCGCCGCTTAATTGCGGTTTTTTTGTATCTTAAAGACGAGGTTATAAATGGCAGAAGAATTCAAGTGGCGAACCCAGATACAAAATAATCCAGCGGGTGAGTTTGCTCATAATGTAAGAAAAGTGCAGTTTGGTGATGGATATTCCCAAGTTGCTGTAACTGGCATTAATTCAGAATCACAAAAGTGGCCCTTTACTTATACGGGGCATAAAGATGAAGTAATACCGATCCTCAATTTTATCAGACAGCACACAGCTAAAAGTTTTATCTGGACACCACCTTTTGGTCAGAAAGGGCTTTACAGAGTTGATGCTAGTTCTATCACTATGACGCCATTATCCCCTACAGCCTTTACGATTAATGCAACATTTGAACAGGCATTTTCAGCATGAACATTACATCAGACGTACAGAAGTTAGAACCGGGTAATCGAATTCAATTGATTGAAGTTGATGGAAGTAAATTTGGCGGTCCTGTATTACGGTTCCATGCTCACAACTTGCCGCACACAGAAGAAGAGATAGAGGCTGGTGGAGATCTTAAGTCGAAATCGATTTGGTGGCAGGGAAAAGAATATGGCGCTTGGCCTTATCAAATTGACGGAATGTCAAAATCAAGTGATGGCTCACCGCCGCGACCAAAATTAATTGTTTCGAATATTAATAGCCTTATTTCTTCTCTTTGTTTGAAATTTGAAGATATGTTACAGGCAAAAGTAACGATATTTGAAACATTTGCACACTATCTTGACGCGAAAAATTTCACAAAGGGCAATCCAACGGCTAATCCTGACGAGTGCTTTAAGCAAGTCTTCTATATTGATACTAAAACGCATGAGATAGCCGGTGAAGTTGTAGAGTTTGAATTATCTAGCCCGTTTGATCTGCAAGGATTACGTATTCCAACTCGGCAAATCCACACAATTTGTACTTGGTGTATGAGAGGGTGGTACAGAACCGGAAACGGCTGTGGTTACACGGGTACGAAATATTTTGATAAAGACGGAAAGCTAACTGATGATCCGGCAAAAGATGAGTGTGGTGGGTTACTGTCAGACTGTAAAAAGCGGTTTGGTGAAAATAATCCTTTGGATTTCGGCGGGTTCCCGGCATCTGGCTTGATTTCGAGGTGATGATGAGAGAAAAAACTATAGCTGCAATATTTGAGCATGTGAAATCAGAATATCCCAATGAGTGTTGTGGTGTTATTGCTCAAAAAGGCAGAATAGAAAAATATTTCCGTTGCCGTAACTTATCAAAAGAACCCGCGGAACATTTCGAGTTATCACCAGAAGATTATTCCCAAGCAGAAGATTGGGGAACAATAACCGCGATTGTTCATAGTCATTGTGGTGATGGTGTGACAACGCAACCAAGTGAATTGGATTATTTGCAGTGTGATGCTACCGGGCTTCTGTGGGTTATTGTTTCATGGCCGGAGGGTGATATCAGAATGATAAAGCCGCGTGGTGACAGGCCATTAACAGGTCGTGCTTTTGTACTTGGTTATGCTGATTGTTGGTCATTAATTATGGATTACTACAAGAAAGAACATGGTTTACTTCTGCATAATTACAGTGTTGATCGTTATTGGTGGGAAGAGGGCGAAAACCTCTATATGGAGAACTGGCAGAAAGAGGGCTTTATCGAGATCATGGATAGTCCACAAGATGACGACATAGTAATTATGCAAGTACAAGCTAATGTACCCAATCATGCGGGTATTCTTGTGAACAATGGAATGCTACTTCATCACTTATATGGACAGTTAAGCCAAATTATTCCGTATAGCGATTACTGGCGTGACAGAACAGTGAAAATAGTCAGACATAAGGAATTGGTATGTTAAAAACAGTTCGGCTTTATGGCACGCTTGGAAAGCAATTTGGGCGTGAACATATAATTGCAATTGATTCACCGAAAGAAGCCATAAAAGCCTTGTGCGTGCGTTGTGATGGATTTGAAAAGTTTTTAAATGAAGCTCATTTGAAAGGGCTTGAATTTGCCGTATTTAAAGGCAAGCGAAATATTAGCAATGAAGAGCTTCACTTAACAACCAGCGAAGAAATCCGTATTGCTCCGATCATAAAGGGGAATAAGCGCGGTGGGTTCTTTCAAACAATATTGGGAGTCGCACTTATTGGTGCTGCAATGCTAACGGGGCCGGCTGGGTGGGCTGCGGCGTTTACCGCAGCGGGAACGTGGGGAGGTGCACTTGCATTGGGTGGTGCGGCTATGGCGCTGGGTGGAGTTGTCCAAATGTTAGCTCCACAACCGCCAGGTTTATCAACGCGACAAGATGCGGACAATAAACCTTCTTATGCTTTTGGTGGTGTGGTTAACACCACAGCGCAAGGTAATCCCGCTCCTGTGTTATACGGAACCCGTGAGATTGGTGGGGCGATTATTTCAGCCGGGATATATACCGAAGATCAACAGTAGTCAGCTGGCTAGGGATGGCCTAAATCTGAAACATTTTGATACACCATAGCACAATAAAAGCACAATTCGGGTTGTTAAATTTGTTGAACTGGAGGTTCAATCAGACTAATATCGCTATGGTGATATCGCAATTTGCTAACAAGACCGGCAACCATGCCCATGAGGAAAAAGGGGGTATATTATATGATGAAAAGAATTATTTGTGATGAATTCGAATGGGTTTGATCTTCAACCAAAACATACAAGTAATGAACGGGTTAAGTGAAAAGCGGAGCAAAGCCTCCGCTTTTTTAAGGGTGATGACATGGCAGCAGAAAGTTCGATTATTCTTAGTGAAAATTGGCAATATGCAACGGCTATCGCTCAAATAGTCAGTGCGTTTGCAGTAACTATCGGTGTAATTGTTGCTATATGTGCTATAACAAGTAACTCAAAAACAGCTAGAAAGTCACAGACGGCTATTTTTCTTTCTGAAAGCAGAAGTGATTTTGGTTTTTGGGATGGCCACAAGGTCATCAGGAAGATCCATGAGTCAGGTAGGTCCTTTAGGTCTTATGTCTATGACGAAGATCTAACAGAAGAGGGTACAGAAGACAGAAGGCAAATTCACTACTTTCTTAACTTCTTTGAAAGGGTCTCAGTTAACGTAAAAAATAACATTTATGATGAATGTATGTTAAAGGAAGTGCTATATAGCACGGCAGTTAAAAACTTTGAGATAGTAGAACCTTTCATAAAAGCTTTGAGGGAGAAATTTAATAGCCAAACTTATTACCAAGAATATGAGTGGCTTGCAAAAAGGTGGCAAACAGATCCATTGAAAATCAATAAAAAATAAAATAGACCCGCTTACATTGCGGGTTTTTTCATATATGCCGCTTAATTGCGGTTTTTTATTTAATCAGCCTCGCGATTTTGATCTGACCCCATAAAGTTGGACGATTAATTCAGGGGCGAAAGGGCGGTGGTGGCAAAGGGCACACGCCTGTTGAATCACCAGATAACTTGCTATCCACATCTACAGCAAAAATATTACTTGCAGTTAGCAATGGTGAGATAGCGAGTGGTTTGGATGATACAAGGATATTTTTAGATGGAACGCCGATAGGAAACAGTGATGGATCAAGAAATTTCGAGGGTGTTACATGGGAGTTTCGCCCGGGTAGTCAGCATCAAGAATATATCAAGGGAATGCCGAGTGTTGATAATGAAATCAATATAGGAATGGAACTTAAAAGTGATCAGCCGTGGATACGCTCTATTAGTAACACTCAGCTCTCAGCGGTGCGTGTCAGGTTTTCCGTTCCGCAATTATTGCAGCAGCGTGATAATGGAGATACAACGGGTTATCGCATTGAATATGCAGTAGATTTAAACACTGATGGCGCGGGATTTAACCAGGTAGTTAAAGCGGCATTCGATGGAAAAACAACATCAACTTATGAGCGCTCACATCGTATTGATTTACCCAGTGCGACAACTGGCTGGCAAATCCGTGTACGTAGACTAACGCCGAATAAAAATTCAGGTCGATATGCTGATAAAGTTAATATTCAAGCAATAGCTGAAGTTATTGACGTGAAATTACGTTATCCCAATACCGCACTTTTATTCGTTACATTTAATGCCGAACAATTTAATAATCGAATTCCCAAAATTAGTGTCCTGTCAAAAGGATTATTAATTAAAGTTCCATCAAACTATGATCCGGCTAATCGCATGTATTCTGGAATGTGGGATGGTACATTTAAATTAGCGCACAGTAGCAACCCAGCCTGGGTTTTTTATGACCTCTTATTAAGTAAGTTATACGGGCTTGGTGACAGACTGGATGCGAGCCATGTCGATAAGTGGGAATTATATAGAATCGCTCAATATTGCGATCAGTTAGTTCCAGATGGGCGTGGTGGAGAAGGAAAAGAGCCACGTTTTATGTGTGATGTATATATACAAGCACAAAATGAGGCTTATACAGTATTACGTGATTTAGCCGCTATTTTCCGCGGAATGACGTATTGGTCAGATAATAAAATTGTTGCAGTTGCTGACATGCCGCGTGATGTTAGTCGTATTTTTGCTAATGCTTCTGTAGTCAATGGAAAGTTTAACTACGGTGGTAGCAGTCAACGTAATCGCTACACCCAAGCATTAGTATCATATAGTGATCCTGGTAATCACTATAATGACGTAATCGAAGTTATTTCCGATAATAAATTGGTTCGTCGTTACGGTATTAATCAGATTGAAATAACGGCCATTGGGTGTACGCGGCAGAGTGAAACTAATCGGCGTGGGAGATGGGCTTTGTTAACTAATGCAAGTGATAGAACTGCATCATTTGCAACTGGGTTAGAGGGTAAAATACCGCTGCCTGGCGATATTATTGGCATTATTGATAGAGATCGGGCTGGCAGGGTGATTGGTGGCCGTATTGGTGCTGTATCAGGTCGTAACATTACTCTAGACAGAATTGCTGATGCTAAGGCGGGTGATCGACTGTCAGTTAATTTGTCATCCGGCAAATCAGAAGCAAGAACGGTACAAGCAGTTAACGGCAAAGTCGTTACTGTCACTACAGCATATTCGGAAATGCTACATTCACTGTAACAGAGACCAGTGCACTTGCAGAGAAGCTTAGCCTTGTTACAGCAAAAGTCGGTGAAAACTCCGCAGCTATTGAAGAGAAAGCAACAACAATTTTTAACATGAAAGGCGATGGTTCAGCAACGTGGAGCGTAAAAGCTGGCGTTAACTATAACGGTCAGTATTACGGCGCAGGCATGGTAATTGGTGCGCAAGTTAAGAACGGGAAAGTCAGTACAAATATTGGCTTTAATGCTGAAACATTCGGTGTTTTTAATCCAACGAATAACAAGCTTGAGTCTGTCTTCTTCATCAGGAACGGGCAAGTGTTCATTAAAGAAGCATTTCTGGGTACCGCTGTTATTGATGGCGCGAAAATTAAAAATGGCTCTATCACAATGGCGAAAATTGGCGACGTTATTCAGTCTGATAATTGGCCGTTGGGCGGCTGGCGGTTACCAAAAAACGGGGCATTTGAAATGCGAAGCGCATCAAATGGCGCGCGGATTATGCTTGATAATACTGGTTTGGCTGTTTATGACGCAAGTAACATACTCAGAGTAAAAGTCGGGAGAAGGACATGGGTGATATGGGGATTTATGTTAATCCAACGGACGGCGGAAAAGGTTTTTTCTTATCAGATGATAACGCGAGTGTTATTTCGTTTGTAA